GTCCCCTACCGGTTAAAATTTCTTTTAATATGGGGGGTATGCACACACCGCATATTAAAGGGGAACACCGTATTTTTTAATAAATCAAATGGGTTAGGATTTACACCTAACATAACAAAGCACTCGTCTGCCTGATACTACAGCCTCGACACGTCAGTTATTTCACTGTTAAAGTGTCTGGTGGATTTGAACCACTAGCCTTGTCTATCTGCTATTAGCGTCTACTTATTCCGCCACCATCTGTATTTAATTAGCCGGTGTTGGTGTCGGTAAAAACTCGTCAGTGTGGTAAGCCTCCACACATTCCTTTTCTACCACTAAGAAAGTACCCTCCGGTAACTTGCTCTGGATTTCTTTTAATTCTTTTTCCAACTCTTTTAAATCCATATTTAATAACCTCCGTTATACTGTAACCACCAGTCCTCTATATACTTAAGCCACTGCTCACGGTCTCTACCGTCCTCAGTCTCTAGCAGTCTCTTAATACAAGTGTCCTTGTCCGTGTCTATAAATACCTCTCTTGCTCCTAAGGTATCTATGAGCCGGTCACGCTCAGCCTTAAACGGATAGCCGCCTATGATATAAGCGTTAAGCCACTTACCTCGCCTGTACCGTACAGACTCCAGTAAGTTATCCCTCACAGCAAATACCACAGACTTTAGCCGGTTAGGTTTCACATACCGCTCACAGCCAGAGACACACTGCCATATAGAGTCCATGTCTACGATCAGGTCACCCTCTGCCATAGCCTCAGCTACATAGCTGCTCTTACCGCTGAGAGGTGAGCCATATACTACATACACCTGACGCTGAGCATAGCCCAGCTTGTTATGTATTCTGTTATGGCACTTATGGTGTATTAGCGCTATATTGTCAGGGTTAAGGCTTATATTAGCGTCCGTGTAATTCTCCTCGGTCAACTCTATAATATGATGTCCGATACAGTCATAAGCCCTCACAATAGGCTTGCCGCACTCGGCACATATAATGTAACCCTGACTGTCTAAGCGCTCACCTTTGAGTATCTGTAATAGTCTTTCCCACTCGTCAGAGCGGTAAAAATTATACAGGCTCATGCACTACTCCTCCTCGGTTACAAGTTCCTCCATGCCGCTGTCTACAAGGATTTCCTTAACCTTATCCTTAAGCAGTCTCGGCACGTCCTTAAAGGTTTTCTTTCCAAGCATAATCTGCTGCGCCCATAACATAGCCATCATGATTTCACCGTCCTTTCCGAAAAGTAATTTAAAGATTATCCTAAGCATAAATAATCTCCGAAATTTCCAAAATACACGCCTCTAACATAGCGTTTTGTTCCTCTAACATTTCTACCGTTTCATTAGCCTTAGCGTTAGCTTTCTCCAGAGTATTAACCGCCTTGCTAAGCGTTTCGTTAGCATTATGTAAAGCGGTCACCTGATCTACCAGCGTACCCTTTTTAAGCTCAATATCAAATACACCATTAGCATACGTACACTCAAAGGCGCTATAACCGTTATACTCGCATTTAAGCTCCTCATTCTCGTAATACTTAATAGCGCCGGTGTTTCCGTCAAGCAGCTCCTTTAAAACATCAAAGCCGGCTACCTCAGCAGCTACTTTAATCTGTAAAACCTTTTCTCCCTTGCCACCCATATAGGCGTAAGGCGTGAGCTGCATTACTTCCAGCTCCTGATCGTTAATCACAATAGCGTTCATTTTTTACCTCCTCTTATGATGTAATAGCTTGTGCCTTAGCACTGTATACTTTGCCGTCTATAGCAAAATTGCTTATAGTCGTATTTGCTTTACCAAAGTTACTATAGTTACTAAATGACTGGACATTACAGATAAGCCGTATCTCATCAAATGTACCGTTAAGCGTTACACCGGCTGACTTGTCAAAAGCCGTAGCGTATGCGTAACCGCTACCACTAGCTATAGTCTCACTAGCCACCTCAGAGCCATTTAAGTAACCCTTTACGCTCCACTCTATACAAGCATGAGAGTAAAAACCTGAGGCTATGCTGGGACAGAGGTCACTATAACCAAAATTGTACAGACACTCTATAACAGGGTTAGTAAAATCGTCCTCCAGTTTAAACTCTACTAAAATGTCTGAGCTTGTCGGCTTTACTTCACAGTGAAAAGTACCGTCTGCACAAAAAACAATATTTCCGCTGTTATTGTAAAAGCCACTGCCTACAGATACCTCCATGAGTTTCTTTAATTTGTCCACCCATGCTCCCTCAGTAGTGTCATAGGCTCTCACAAATTCACAGTCTACCCTTGCCGCCTGTGCCGTGTCGTATTTCCTAGCAAACTCACAGTCTACTCTGGCTGCCAGTGTAGCGTCATATCTGCTTAACATAACGCCACCTCCTTAGTACACCCATAGAGCTTTATTATCACTAGGAGCGGTCTGACTAATAACTACTTTAGCGCTGTTACCGTCATGGTGGAGTGCGTAAGCGTTATTCGCAGTAGTCAGAATTACCGCATTATTTGCTCCAATAAAGCCCAAACTACCATTTTTACCGTTACTTCCTCTAAACTCTTGATAGCAGCCATCACTTGAAGTATTTTCAAGAATTAAGAGTGTGCTTTTCGCACCTTTAACCGTTCCACCGCCGTCCAACGATAAATAATCGTTATGGTTAGCCACCTCAGCCCACTCTGTCCATGTTCCAGCGTAAAGACTTCTCCAGTATTCTCTTGGTGATCCGTTGCTCCAAGAAGTTACTTTTTGCCACCCATAATTTTCAGTCTGTCTACAACCCTCAACCCACTTATATCCTCCACTAAACAAAGAACCATAGCCAATATTTAGTATAGTTTGATAGTGTGACGAATTAACTGACTTGTCATGTAATGATTGAAGCGCCGCATTTAATTCATCATCATTGTTTACTGTCGTATTGATATATTGATAATTTTTCATAGCTTTAGAGAGGTCTGCAACAGTGGCTATTGTCTGCCAGCCAAACCATGTATTACTTGCTTTATCATAATGGTTATAAATCGGAGGCAATACCGATAAACCAGTTATTGTTACTGTGCAGTCTCCGTTACCTCTTACTGCCACCTCTGCGCCAGTAGAATACCGATAGTTTTCATTAGGCAAACCAGTCCCAGTAGGATACGAACCGCCAGCTAAACGGAAATAATGATTTCCAGTCGATAATGTAACGGCTTTTGCTAAAATATCGGTGTATAATACTTCCGTGCCAGCAAATCTATCTAACGGCGCAAAATACTCCGCTTCATGTCCTCCCAGCGTCTTAGCGTCATTCGTACTCTTAAAATTAAATATCATCTGTAACCTCCCCAGCTTTACCAGCTGTTAGCGTCAAGCTGCTTTTCTTTCAGCTCTAGCTCCTTTTGTCGTATGTCAATATTAAGAGGCTCATTACTGTATCTGCCCCAGTTCTTTAGTAGGAATATACCGGCTGTATTGTCAGGAGGGTAAAACTGCTCCTCCTCATACTCCACCATTTCCTCCCATTCCTCGGCTTTTTTGCCGTTTTCATAGAGAGTACGCTTTACCTTTTGATATTTCTTAACTTTTCTGGTATAGCCTACGGCACTGGTAAACATGGTGTTTTCCAGCGTCTTAACTGCGTCTATACGTGCCTTTTTTACAGTGTCCTCTATGACCGGCAGCAGTGATTTATACCTATTTAGCGTACTTCTTGCCATTCCCAAATTTTTTGCAATCTGAGCAATGGTTAAACCATTCGCCGCCCATTCCTCAATTTTGTCCAGATTGTCAAGTATGACCTGTTCCTTACTCTCCCTTGACATTTATGATCACCGCCTCAAAACCAGCAGCCTTTAATCTGCTTTGTAATGCCTCGGCGTTCTTTTTCACTGTAAATGCCCCACACTGCACCTTATACAAAATTTTCTCCGTGGTTTCCTTGCGCTTTTCCAGCCCAAACTCCTCCACTAAAAAATCAAGTATGCCCTGTGCTGTCCTGTCAGCGTGAGCCTCTGTTAAAATAACCGGCGTATCTTTTGTGCTGTCCATAAAACCATTTTCCAGCAGAAAAGCCGGCATTTTCGTATTAGCAATGACGGTAAACGCCTTTTTAACTACTTTGCTGCTCCTGTTACCTACTAAGCCGGTACGCTTTACAATAGCGTCATACAGCGCCTGAGCCTGTCCCTTACGCTTGCTGTCAGAGCTGTAGTAGTACACCTGAGTACCGCCGCCGCTCTTGCCGTTAATACCGGCGTTATGGTGAATACTGATAAACACGTCAGCGCCCCAGTCATTAGCCGTCTGTACCCTCTTATTAAGGCTCACGTCTGTATTACCGGTAGCGTCATCCGTTCTCAGTACCTCACACTCATAACCCTTTAACAGTGCGCTCAGCTTCTCAGCTATACGGCTGTTAAGTGTCCACTCCCTTGTCTGTTTAACATCAATGCTCTTTAAGCAGCGCTTACCGGCTGTGTTATAGCCGTGTCCAGCGTCAATAACAATTTTAAGCACTGTGTCTCCCTCCTTGTCATACTCAGTAAGTCCATACTGGGTAATCAAATTAAGCAACTTCTCAGGGTAGGTTAAACTGGTAGCATAACCACAGTCCTTTAAGAGTTGGCAGACTGCTTCATGGTCTGTATTGCCGATAATGGCAGCATACCGTAAAACCCCTACGCTCTTTTCTCTGGTGGCTATGTAAGTATTGTGGTCTAAAATACTTTCCTCCCAGCTGCTATAAGCTCTCCACTCGGTATTTTCTACCGTGTGGTAAGTTCCGTCTTTAGACTGCTCCGTAGCGTCCTTAATATAGACCGCTCCAGTCCAGTCATGTTTTTTAATTCCAAAGAGCGCCTTTGCGTTTACCGCAAGCTCACTCTTTCCCCATCCACTTTCTAAGATAGCCTGAGCTATTACTACGCTAGGCAGCATAATACGCCGGTCTTTCCAGTCACTCACTGCCGTCTTTGCTACCCTTGTAATAAAATCATTGCTCATGGTGTCGGCTCTCCTTTTTATGCTCTATCAAATATAGGCGCTTTTCGTGGTCACCCAGCGTATTGTCATGCTCCTTAAGTTGTGCCTTAACGTCTGTGTTTTCCCCTACCAGCTGCTCCATAGTCACATTTAACTTTGTGATACTGTTATTAAGATTAATGATAGGTTTTATAAGAGCTATAATTCCTCCTAACAGCGGTACAGCCACCACTATAACAGTGCCTATAATTTCATTTGTACCCACGGCAGCCACCTCCTAGCTGTCAGACTGGTCAGTGGTTTCCTCACCGGTTTTACCGGCGTTACCAGCGTCAGCTAAGCCCTCAGCTACCAAATAACCAATTACAGTAGCACCAGCCATAATAAGCGCCGTGATCTGCTGCGCTTCACTCTCAGCAGCTCCAAAATAAACCATAAGCATACTAACAAAGCTCGCAATACTTACCCAAAACTTTCTACTTGTAATTTTTCGCAACCAGTCAATTTTCATAGCCGGTAACCTCCTTTAAGTGGTCTTTTGCCCTGTTATGTAAACATTATATTCATATAATGTTTACTATGAACAGAGCGCACCGGTGCGCCCCTCTCCCCTAAAATGCCAGAAAAGCCTGTATTTACTAGGTTTTCAGTATAAAAAAAGAGACTCAAAAGAGCCTCTTTTAGTGCCGCTGCCGGTATAATTCTTTCTCTGCCGGTAGCTAAGTATCTAACATACTGTGTACTTCCATGAGCAGCCTTGCCCTGTTACGTTTAATGGTACTCTCATCCTTTTCCATCTTTTCCGCTATCCATTCTATCGTCCTACCGTCCCTATACTGTAGGTATAGTATGTCTATGTATGGGTCGTCTGAGAGCTGCTGTAAAGCGTAGGTCAGGCGCTTATTACTTTTCCCTTTCCCAAAATAACCACGGAGCGCTTTACCGGCAATATCCCTTTTCACTTTACTGTCATCCAGCAGTTTGCGTCTGCTCAGTTCATCCAGAGTCATTTTTACTACTTCCC